TGGAACGACACGTCCCACAAGATCTTTTTGGACGAGGCCGCCAAATGCGAGCCGCCGCTGTCCGATGAGGAGCTGACGAAGATCTGGCGCAGCGCGGGAAAGTTCGAGAAGGTCGTCACAAAGGAGGAAGGTTATATCCCTCCGGAGAAGTTCAATATCGCAAAGCTCGCGGGCCCGGCAGGCTGCCTGAAACCCGAGGATTACTCCGATATCGGACAGGCAAAGGTACTGTCGCATGAGTACGGAGATGAGATCTGCTTTAACCCGGCTACCGATTATTTCCGATACAACGGGACTTACTGGGTCGAGTCGAAGGAAGCAGCTCTCGGCGCGACGATGGAGTTTCTGGATCAGCAGCTGGCCGATGCGGAGCTGCTCGTGTTCACTACAAGGCAGGCGTTCCTGAATGCCGGTGGTGATGAGGCGGCACTTGGTGGAGGCAAAAGAGCAATGAACGGTCTTTCCGACGATCTGCTTAAGTTGGCACTGGAATACCTGTCTGCTCTGGCTTATCAGAAGTTCGTGATGGGAAGACGGAACATTAAGTACATCCGCTCCGCCATGGAGGCGGCAAAGCCGATGGTGGGAGTGGAGCTGGAAGAGCTGGATGCCGATCCGCTGCTCCTGAACACCCCTTCGGCATCGTACCGTCTGGCAGACGGTCTTGACGGGATGCAAGAACATAATTGGAAGGATTACTGCACGAAGGTCACTACCGTGGAACCCGGTGACAAGGGCAAAGCGCTCTGGCTGGATGCGCTCTATAAAACTTTTCTGGGCGACATGGAACTGATCGATTACGTTCAGGAGGTCGTGGGTCTTGCCGCGATCGGCAAGGTGTATATGGAGGCGATGATCATTGCATACGGCGAAGGCCGCAACGGTAAGTCGACTTTCTGGAATACCGTCGCAAGGGTCCTCGGCGGATATGCCGGGAACGTGTCGGCGGACACACTGACGGTGGGTTGCCGCAGAAATGTGAAGCCCGAGATGGCAGAGCTTAAAGGCGTACGTCTGGCACTGGCCAAGGAGCTGGAAGAAGGTATGCGCATGAACACCTCGGTGGTCAAGCAGCTCACCTCGACCGACGACATTTACGGAGAAAAAAAGTTTTGCAAGCCCGCGTCCTTCACCCCGTCACACACCTTGGTTCTGTACACAAACCACCTTCCGAAAGTGGGAGCGACGGACGAGGGCACCTGGCGAAGGTTGATCGTGATCCCGTTCAATGCTGTGTTTGAAGGCGGGGGCGACGTGAAGAACTACTCCGACTATCTTTTCGAGAACGCAGGCCCGGCGGTCCTTTCGTGGATCATCGAAGGTGCGAGACGCATCATCGCTAAGGATTTTCATTTGACGAATCCTAAGCTGGTGCAGGATGCCATCAACGACTATCGCGGGCAGAATGACTGGATGAGTGATTTTCTGGAAGAGTGCTGCGAGATCGACCCTTCCTATCGGGAGAAGTCGGGAGAGCTGTATCAGGAGTACCGCGCCTACTGCATGCGCATCGGTGAATTTGCCAGAAATACCACGGATTTTTATGGCGCTCTGGCGCAGAGAGACTTTGAGCGGAGACGCTTTAAGCAGGGTGTACTGATTAAAGGTCTGCGAATCAAGTCGGAATTTACCGGTTGATCTGCATTTGACTACATCAGGCGAAAGCCTGAAAGCCTTTAATATCAAGCGTTTCAGGTGATGGTGCAGACAGATGTACCTCATTACATTAAGCCCTATATAAGAAAAAAACCAAAAAAAATCTTATATAGGGGGTATAGAAATGACCTTCATTTGCCTGCACCTTAACCAAAATTGTGAAAGTGACGGGAGGAACAGATTATGACGTTTTTCGAATATATGAAACAAAACTATTACGGCAAGGAAGGCCGCAAAGCCCACCTCGCAAACGATATGGCAGGTGATGAGGCCGAGTTCCCGACCTATATCGGCATTTACGATCGTGACGGGTATGGGGTGATACGAAAATACCTCAAAAGCTGCCGCGCCTGTCGTGCTTGCCTCAGGATCTATAAAGAATGCTGGAAGGAGTATGAAGAATGCGAGAGAAGCAGATCGAATCGAAACTGGTAAAAGAAGTAAAGGCTGCGGGCGGGATCTGCCCCAAGCTGGTATCCCCGGGAATGGATGGGATGCCCGATCGCATGGTGCTTCTGCCGGGATGCAGGATCGGATTTGTGGAGGTGAAGGCTCCCGGTAAAGAACCGCGTCCCCTGCAGACACACAGGCATCTGATACTGAGGCGACTGGGCTTCCCCGTATTTGTGCTGGACGATCCCGAGCAAATCCCCGGGATCATTAAGGAGGTGGCGGCATGGCGCACGTGATCGAGCTGAATGACGGAACCACAAGGACTCTAGTCACAGAGGATGATCTTTTCGATCTTGTGGATGAGTATTTGGGAAGTGAAGTGACTTGCGAGCTGAAAGAACTGCTTTGGGAATATGAGAAGGATTCCGTATACGAGAAAGAGCTGGAGGAACTCCTCTGCGGAGCGAGGAAGCATCACCGAGAAGTGATGAAAGAGCTGCGGACGCAAGCGGAAACCATCGCGGGATTGATCCGAGCGAAGAACATCGACCGCAAGGCACTGTCTGCGGCTGCGGGGAAGATCGGCATCATCACGGGGAGGGAACTCTGATGGACGGATACGAGAAGCTGGCCAACGCGATCATCGTACAGGCGGTGAAGGATTTCAGAGCGGCTTACAAAAGGCTGAAGTATTTCCCGAATGACAGCGCGGCAGAATACCAGGCGAAATGTATCACGAAGTTCTTTCATTCGAAATACTGCGGCATACTGACACAGCTTGACGGACCGTTCCTTCTGCGGAAGATTATCGAAGAGATGGAAGGAGGTGGTGCCCGATGAAGTTCATACCGCATGATTATCAGGAGTATGCCGTTCGGTTTATTACCGAGCACAAAGAAGCCCTGATGATGTTAGATATGGGCTTGGGTTTGCAAGACCGTAACTTCACTTCTGAGCATTATGGAGCTGATGTTTGATCGCTTCGAGGTATCCAAGGTGCTGGTGATCGGACCGCTGAGGGTGTGTTCCTCCGTCTGGCCCGAGGAACGCCTGAAGTGGGACGGACTCGACTTCCTGCAAATGAGCGTCGTCGTGGGCAGTGCAAAGCAGCGGGAAGCAGCGCTGCGGAAACCCGCCGACGTCTATGTGGTTAACAGGGAGAACGTGAAGTGGCTGATCGATTACTTCGAGAAGCGCCGCATCCCCTGGCCGTTCGACATGGTGGTGATCGATGAGCTGTCTTCCTTCAAGAACCACAGCAGCCAGAGGTGGAAAGCCCTGCGGAAGGTCAGACCGAAGATCAAGCGGATGGTGGGCCTCACAGGAACACCCGCCGCCAACGGCTTGATGGACCTTTGGGCGGAGGTCTTCCTGATCGATAAGGGTGAGCGCCTCGGACGGTTCATCAGCAGATACAGAGATAAATTCTTTGCACCCGCGGGGATGAATCCGTACACAGGAGTGGTTTACAACTACGTGCCGCTTCCGGGTGCGGAGGATGCCATTTACAATCGCATCTCGGACATTGCCGTATCCATGAAAGCAATCGACTATCTGGATATGCCCGAGTTTGTACCCGTCACGCACACGGTGGATATGGATGAGGATGAGAGGGAGCTGTATGACGAGATGAAGAAGGAACTGCTGGTGGAAGTGGACGGAGAGCAGATCGATGCCGCGAATGCAGCGGTGCTGTCGGGAAAGCTCCTGCAGATGGCAAACGGAGCGATCTACAATGCTGATAAAGAGGTCAGGGAAATCCACAGACAGAAACTTTTGATGCTGGAAGACTTGATCGAGCAGGCTAACGGACAGAATGTTCTGGTGGCATACTGGTACGGCCATGATCACGATCGTATCAAAAAGCATCTGACGGATAAAGGCTACCGGCCGAGAGACATCAAGACAGATGCGGACATCGCGGACTGGAACGAGGGGAAGATCAATATCGGTCTGATCTCTCCTGCGAGCGCGGGTCACGGACTGAACATCCAGAAAGGCGGCCATATTCTGATCTGGTTTTCCATGATCTGGTCGCTGGAGATGTATCAGCAGACGAATGCCAGACTATGGCGGCAGGGCCAGACACAGGTGGTGACGGCACATCACATTGTTTGCCGGGATACCGTCGACGAGGATGTGCTGAAAGCACTGGAGCAGAAAGACACTACGCAGCAGAATCTGATCGCGGCCGTGAAGGCCGAACTTACGAGGAGGTAAGTGCCATGAGCATTATGTGGAAGTATCTGGATAAAAGATCGGCGACGATCGCAGCCATTAAGGACTACGAGAACATGCAGTTCATTATCGAGAACACGGACGACGAGATCGCAAAGCAGAAGGACAAGATGGTTGGGATGGCGTCTCCGAAATACGACGGAATGCCGCACGCCCACAATCCGAACGCTGCCGAGGACCGCATCATCAACGGCATCGAGGAGATCGATATCCTGAAGGAACGTTACAGGCAGGCGGTCGAATACATGGAATGGTTCAAGCCCGCGTGGGCGCAGCTGACAGAAGACGACAGATACGTGCTGGAAACTTTCTACGGTGATGCCAACAGTTACGGCGGCAATGCCGCCTACTACGTAGCCTCGTACTTTGGGGTCGAGCAGACCAGCGCCTATAAGCGGAAGAACCGAGCGCTGGATCGCCTGACCGTGTTACTGTTTGGGAAAGAGTGATGTCCAAAATCGCGGAAGATTGGACTTGTGGTTTGTGATATGCTTAGATCGTGAAAAGATGCCCCGAGGGAACAGGTCCTTCGGGGCTTTTTTATTGAGTCTATCAAATGAGCGGTAAGGAAAGAGAAGGAACTACCTTAATAAAATGTCTCACAACTGTCTCTGATCATTCAAAAATCTAGACAAATTAGGTGGAATAAATTGAAAAGAAGATACCAACTGTGATATAATTTTAAAAAATCTTGGGAGGTACCTTGTATGAAAAAGTGTGTAGCTTTATTGGCAGCCGCGTGTCTTTTTGTTTCACCTTTAACGGCTCTTGCAGAAGAAACTGATTTTAGCTTTCTTGAAGACATGAGCATTAAAGAACTAAGAGCCCTTGATGAGAAAATACATGAGCTGATTGGGCCAGCTGTCGGGAGCAGTGAATCGGAAACACCGAGTGATCAAACTGATGAAGTTGTTAATCAGGAAACAACTGGTGAAGCTGTAGCGTCGGATGAGTCGATGGCGGCAGATGGTGCTGCGTTCGAAATGGTTACAGACACCGGTGATCGAGACGGGAGTTTTGAACATCCATATAAGGTGGGTGACTTAATTCAACTTACTGATGCAACTTCATATTTTGCTCCTGAACCGTGTAACTTGGATTTTATCGTTATGGAAACATATACTCCGGAACAGGGCATAGAACTGAGTAATTATTCAAACACCTATTGCATTGCAAAAGCAGAATATACTCTTTATTCGAATAATTCAAGTCCGATGAAGTCATATGATAGTCCATTCCATATTTCTGCATTTACGCAGGATATGGTAGAGACAAGCTATGACTTAAGCAGAGCAGATGTTAAAGAGCGTTTTGAAACAATAGTGCCCGGAACTAATTATCAGGTTTATGTACAAGGCGAGAGAGGCAATGATAAAACTGCAGATGGTTCTTATTTTGAGTATAAATATATTTGCATTTCTTATACTGATTCTGCCAAAGAATCTCATAAAATATATATTGAACTCTAAAAGATAAAGTACAATTGAAAAGAAGGGTCTAAGGTGAAATACTTTAGGCCCTTTTTCAATACCCATAAGGAGGACAGAGCGATGCCATTCAAACCAAACGTCCCCTGCAAGCATCCCGGGTGTGCTGCGCTGGTCCCTTCGGGAACAAAGTACTGCGAGGCTCATAAGGCTATGCACCCCGAGGAGGTACGGTCCGCTGCGGCCAGAGGCTATGACTCGGCATGGCGGAAGGCGAGGAAGGAGTTCTTGCAGGCTCACCCGCTGTGTGAGGAGTGCCTGAAGCAGGGCAGGTTTGTGAAGGCTACAGTGGTTGATCATGTGAAAGCCCATAGAGGTGACGAGAGCCTGTTCTGGGATCGAAGCAACTGGCGTGCGCTTTGCAAGCCATGCCATGACATGAAGACGGGAAGAGAGGACAGCAGACCGCTGTACCATTATTAATAAATATCTTCCTCCAGGTTAGAAAAGGGTGTATAATAGAGATACAAATTTTTCGAGGGGAGGAGAACCAGATGAGAGACTTGTATATTGCATTTGCAAGGAGTAGAGTAAGACCTCCGTTATTGTATGTCGCTTTAACTATCATCTAATCATATGTTAAAGGTTGAGGCGAATAATGGTTAAACATGAAAAGATAAAAAGATAATCTCAGGAGGCTGAAATGCAAAAAGGTAAAAGACTTCTTATAGTGTCAATATTGATAGGTATCGCTAACGTTTTGATTATTGGCTACCGATATATGAGCATAATGTCTTCAACGACTAATGAATGGGAGATGTTGGGAGCACGAATCGGAATGAACATGATGACTCCATTTTTACTATGTTTAGTCATTGGATTGGTTTTCAACATTCTTGCCTACGCACAATACAACAGGAATTTCGCATTAGTTGCAGCAATCCTATACGTTGCGGGCGTTGTACTTAACATAAATATGATAATTGACTTGGGTGTTGAAGCGGTGCTTTGCTTTGTGGCCTTTGCAAAAATGGAAAAACAATAAATATAGGATTCCAACGACTGGATGAACGGGTGATGTCATTGTAAATAATACACAACCGGGGCAGGGTAAAATCTCTACGAATTTGTGCAACAATGACCGCCGCCCCCTCTCGCGTGCATTTCCGCGAATTTCATAGGGCGGGGGTGTACGCCTCCGCAAAATAAAACCGAATACTTGGAACCCCGCATAAAATCGGGAATTGTTCTCAAATTCAAAGCAGTGTCGATGACGAAATCGACGCTGCTTTTTTCTTGCCCGCGAAACGAGACTTTCGTGGACAGTCCCGAGTTTCGTGGACAGGAGGAGCTATGCAGGATTTTGAAACTCCC